AGTTTTTCCATCTCAGCCCTCCAAATCACTGTGCCGCACACACCAGGTCTGGCGGCGGGTGTCCTGCTCCAGTTCGTAGGAGAACCAATATCCTGCTGCGTCAACGTGTTCCAGTCGGATGTTCCGAACACTATGACCATACATACCACGCAGCATCTCACTCAGAACACCGGTAGCTTTCTCTACATCCTGATTTTCAATAACATACTTCATACTACTTCCCTTTCTCCGTTTTATGCTCGGCAGCTATTTTCAGTCAATCGGTTCCCACCGTGTTTCCTCGAAACTACTACCCAGGCGCTTATACAGCCTGTACGCTACCCACTCCTTCGACTCCTTCGACCGCAACCACGCTCGGGCATCTTCCTCGTGCATGAATTTCGCCAGACAGAACTTACCGCCGTCCTCGTATTCTGCTACTACGCAGATTTCGTGCATCGTTTCCTGGATCATCACCATCACTCCTCGAATCTGCCGGTCTTATTCTTAAACTCGTCCACCAACTTATAATACGTCGTGCGAGTCAGACCCAGCTTATCCATGACGTACTTATTAGTACGCTCACCACGTTCCACTTCGCCAAACAGCCGAGCGAACTCATACTTATCCACGCTCACAGGCTTACGACCCTTATACTTACCCTCACGCTTTGCAGCTTCGATACCATCACGCTGACGGCGCTTACGCTCCTCAGTCTCACGCTGAGCCATCCATGCGAAGATGGTCAGGACGATCTTACTAATCATCTCACCAGTCGGATCATCCTCAGTGCGACCACGGGTGTCCAGGATCGGCATACTCAGCACGACCATATCACACTCAACTTCCTCGGTGAAGTATCGCCACTCCTGCTCGATCTCCTTAGCGTTACGACCCAGGCGATCCAGGGCATCCAGGAACACGATATCGCCTTTACGAACGACGGCTTTGGCTCTCTGATAATTCTCACGCTTATCCAGATTACCAGCGTTACCGCTGCACTTATCGATGAAGATGTAGCGATCCTCGATACCTTCCTTCTTAAATGCGTCAATCTGACGCTGCGGGTTCTGCTCGGTGGTAGAGACACGACCGATGCCAATTTTGATTCCTTCCATTGCTATTACCTCCAGGTGTTTTGTTTGTACTGCTAGTATAGCAACAAAAGTGTTTGTTGTCAAGACATTTTTGTTCGGATATTCGGAAATTGTTCCTTTTTATATTTTTCTCTGCTGAGACACATCGCCCGCCCGCCGCTCCTGGCCTATATCCCCCGGCCCCCTTGACTTTTTCAAGTGGTCAATTGACCACGGCTGGCAATCGCTGCACTACATTTACAAATCATTTGATAATTTGTTTTTGATCGGCTCCAGGATCAGCAGCAGCCGGGGCGGGGGGTATATTTTTTATATGTGTTTGTTTGGGGTATACCCTATACATATTACACAAATGGATCATAATGTGTTTGTTTGAAATTCATAAATAAAACAAAAGTGTATTTTAATACTTGACAACCCCAAACGAACACATTATATTTAAGGTGTAAACATTAAACGTCAATACATAGCCGCCCCGGCAACCTGGGACGGCACACAATAAAAGGAGGAAAACAAAATGAAAACTTATGAAACTATTCTTTATGATGTAGCCGTTGAAACTGACAGCGCAACCCAGGCCATGCAATGGCACAGAGAAGGCCGTGACGTTATTGTCAATGGGATCACTGTACACGGTGTAAAACAGAAGGAACGCAACGCCGCCGAAGAAAACCGGAATCATTGTAAGCACATCGCCCGGGAAATAGAAGCCTATACAGACGGCAACGTTTACCGCTGCCCGGAATGTGATGAAGAAATCAGATTCCCGGATAACGTGGGCGACAAATACCGCTGCCCACACTGTCACAACGTGGCCGACGTTGACGAATACGAACAACTTTCTATCTGGGACTATATGAGCGATATTCTTGATATTGAGTATCGTTGCGGATCTGATAGAGAATATCGTAGCTGCAAAATTATGGTTGCTTGCGGCGGCCCTAATATTTACATTGATACCGCTGGCGCCCTGGTTAAATTGTATTGGTGGACTGAATATGCCGAATATCCGTTAAGTTATGAAGCCCGTGACGCTATTGACGAATGGGCCGAAGAATATTGGAATATTTAAGGGGGTTATAACAATGAATGAAAACATTTTAGCACGCCGCCTATTTTACCGCCTGGAAAAATCCACATTCTACCCGGGCCGCTATTTGGTTTTGAATGATGGTAACTATGTAACCCATTTTTACGCCGGATCTGACAACGAAGCAATTGAAAAATTTAATAAGGGGGAATATTAAATGAAAAAGCAGCCGAAAGAACGTATAATTTATGATAATTATGACGTTTCAGCAATGTATGACGAAGCCCGTGCTTTTCTACTGGAGGAACACGCCGAAGAAGAAATAACGGATTCCATGGTATGGGATCAGGTATACTTTGAAGATTCTATGAATTGGGACGACGAACACGCCCAATTAAAAGAATTTTTCACCGGGCACGGCTATTTCCTTTTAATGGGCAGCGTGGGCCGCTGGAATGGACGATACGAAGCCGGGTATATCTTCGACGACTTCGACGATATGTTTTATAAAGCAATCAAAGATTGTGACTATTGGAAAATCTGGGATGAAAACGGACACTTCTATTTAAAGTGTTCCCACCACGACGGAACAAACTTCTTTGAAATTAAAAGAATCACATATAAAGCCGTCGATTTTCTGGAAAACTGGGAAAACGATAAAGACGAAGCCGAAAAACATAATATCATTTGGAATAGCAACTTTCTTTCCAGCTTACCACACTATGCGCATAGCGTTTTCGGATGCCCCAAACAGGAGGCGGTGAAAGAATGATTGTTTTAAGCATTATCGCCGCCTTGATCCTGTTTCCGCTGCTGGTAATAGCGGATATAGCGAAAAAATACAAGTAAACAACGGCCCCGGCACTTTCGGGGCCTATTTTATGGAGGGAAAAACAATGTATAAAGACGTTTGGGAATTATCCCCGGATCAGCTCAGCGAACTGAAACAAAACTATTATTATGATATTCTGGAGGCAACCGAAGCCGGAAAATATGAAACCTGGGACGATATCCCGGATCAAATCATATTTGAGCACTACAAACATACCGCTTTTGTAAACGACGATTTTTGTTGTACCGCCGGGGAGGATTAAACAATGAGCACATACGAAAAAATCGTTTATCGCCAGATCAGACACGAAGCAGCCCAGACCGCCGCCGGGATTGCTAGTATATTTGGAATGATTCTTTTTATGCTGGCGTTATGTGTTATTTGTTAAATATGCCGCCGCCCCTGGGACACGCTGCCCGGGGGCTTTTCCTATGCCGGGGACATTTACCCGGCCCAGGATCAAAACACGGTATACAAGCCCTCCAGCGCCGCCAGAATAGCATAAAACCGGGGTATGATCCCCGGTTTTTTCGTGCCGTGTTGCTGTCAGGCCGTCAGCGCCCGTATACGGGCCGATTTTCAAAAAGGTATAAACACTCTAGGACTTTCGGAAAAGCGCTCAGGCGGGCTTCCAGGCGGTCAGAATAAGCCAAATAGGCTTATTTGATCCCAGGCAGCGCAGCCGGAAACATGATTTTCCAGTTTTTCCCTGGGAGAATCTGGGATTTTGGTATCCGTTTGCATTTTTCAACTTTTTTTTTGCACTTTTTTATCGTGTTTGATTGAGCAAGATTTCCGTCATAGTCGTGAAAGTCGTGAGCAATTTTGCAAGTTTTCTTGCAAAAGTCGTAAACATGAAAGTCGTAAAACAAAACAGCACCCCGATAGTCGGAGTGCCGCTCTGTAGAAAGGAAGTTAAATGAGAATGCTCTATGCCACCGCTGTTATAACACGAATGGTAAAAGTTGTCAACCCCTGAAAGTCGTAAGCATAGTCGTAAAAGTCGTGAAAGTGAAAGTCGTGTTAATCCTCAGGAAGTTCCGCATACTTAGCCTCGATAGCTTCCATGTCTACCTCCTGAATCTGATACTGATTCGGAGTAACCACGACCTCCTGTTTGTCAGCATAAGAAAACAGGTTCTTTCCGAGGAAAATTCCCGAAACCGGATTAATCTTGCCGTTCTGCATATAGTCCTGCCACAGCGCCTCCAGAACGTCGTATGCCTCCCGAATGATGGCCTGATGTGTGCCAGCCCGATAGTGTCCCTGTCGCCACTCCCAGATAGTAGAACGACTGACTCGCAGAGCATTCTCCAACCCCTTCACCGAAGGTTTCATATCGTCATTGACGCAGAGCTGGAAATACTCACCGATTCGAGTACGAACCTCCTCCGGGTCTGTAATGTCAATCATAGGCCAGTGCATGATCGTCAGCGCATGACTCAGATACTTAGTATTATCGCCAGGTTCAGACTGATCCTGCCCGAAAGCCGTAGGAGGGAGAGATCTGGAAGTCGTGATTTCCGTAGAATTAGATTTCGGCTGCTTCCGTGGTCTGCCCACCGGACGCTTCTGCGGAATAAACTCATCCATATCACTGCACCCCCACAAAAGTCTTACCATTCATGATCGCAGTCATGATAATAGGAACCACATCACCAGGCGAAATCTCACATTTTCTCTCATCGATCCAGGCACGAGTAACATCATCCTTGGAGTCGTACTCGATAGTCTCAGCCAAATCAGCATTCAGCAGAGTACCCTTGAAAGTC